TAGTGTTATTGATTGGGTGGTTATTATGAAAGTAAAATTAAGAGGTTGCGGTGCTGAGTTAAACTTATTGTTCGGATGTGACGCTGAGTTCTTCTTAGCTGACGCTGATGGCAATGTTATACCTGCATCTAAGGTTATCCCAGGCAAGAAGTACAAGCCGCATACATTAGATAACGGTGTGTGCCACCCTGATGGTCTATCCTTAGAGGTAGGTTGTCCACCAGCAGATACCCCAGAGGGTATGCTAACTAACCTGTTCGCTGTACTTCAGGAAGTCAAGGAGAAGTTCCTCGATCCAGCTGGTGTACATATCATACCTGCTATGCAGGTTGACTCTTCCTTAGTCAAAGGTACAGACAAAGAAGACTTAGAGTTCGGCTGTGGTTCTGAGTACGATGTATACAGTAGTAATATGTTCAAGGATTCTGATCGAGATACATCCCAGAAGATGCGGTACTCTGGCTTTCATATCCACATAGGGTACACATCAGGTCAAGACGATAACTTCTGGACGTACACAGATGCTGGCAGATTAGTTCGAGTACTTGACTCTTTGGTAGATAAGTACCAGTTAGGTACAACATCTGGCAGAGCAAAGCAGTACGGCGGTCGTGGAGCTTTCCGTGTCAAGCCGTACGGTATTGAGTACCGCTGTATGGACTGCTCAGTTATCACTAAACCAAGTAAGTTCAGTGCTCTGGTTTCTTTCCTTAACGAAATCCCAAGTGCAATGGAGAAACTTTTATGATCCCTCTGATGAACTGTTCCGCATCTGATTTAGGTTCGTACTATAACGGATGCACTGTATTCGACTCTGATAAGAAACCTTGGCTGGTCAGGGAATGCGGTTCGAATAGTATCCACTGCCAAGATGAGAAGGGTACAAGTAAAGCGTTCAGCAGGACTGACCTGTTCGTTCACTACCTGCCACCGTTCTTCACACGCAATGGTGACATCATCGGTGTCGAGGTATCTCGTTCGTACAAGAGAGCACCAACGTACGACCTGTCTGTGTATCCTGAACTTTCGAGTATCCTTGATGGTTCCTTCAAGAGTACGTTCGATGGAAAGGTAGGGCGTATAGGTCGTATGTTCTTCTGTGAACCTGACCGACGTATTGAGTGCGCAGTCAAGTACTTCACAGACTTATGTGGGTTCTTCAAGGAAGGTATCTTCTACATCACAGACGACTTTTTAGCTGAACGGTTACAACAATTACTATCAGAAGAGGGTTCTTCATATGTGGTACGAACAGTATAGTGGAAGGTCTGTTACGAACTTAGGTCTGCTGTACGGACTGGAGTTAGAGATAGAGGGTTCAGGTATCGAAGGTGCATCCTCTGAACTATCTCGTAGTAACTGGATCGTAGAACGAGATGGTTCGTTACGTAATGGCTTAGAGTTCAAGAGTCGTGGTCCTAAGACATATGAAGAAACTGTTGGTATGATCAAAGAGTACAGTAACTTCTTGGACAAGTGCAAGGCAAGAGCTACTCCTCGAACATCTGTTCACATCCATGTGAACACACAGCACATGACAGCCGAGCAGATGAAGTCTATGGTGTGGTTGTCTGTAGCTATGGAGCCAGTTATCTTGAGGTTCTGTTCTAATCTTCGGAACCATAACGGGTACTGTATTCCAGTGTACAACAGCACTAACTTAGTTCAGTACTGGCGTAACGTGTTCAAGTTCCTTGACAAGGGTTTAACAACGTCAGAGCTTACAGGGTTGTCACGTTACAAGTACGCCGCGACTGGTGCGTACCGACTACTTGACCTAGGTACAATCGAGTACCGTATGTTCCCCGGTTGTACTGACCACACTAAGTTGTACTGGTACATAGATATACTTCGCTCTATCTATGAAGTTGCTATGTCTACTCCTGTGTCTACGTTACGTGACAAGAAGTTATCCGAGGGCTTACTATCTCTAATTACTAACGTGATCCTAGAGAACCGTAAGTCCGTAACATTAAAAGAGTTAGAAAGTTTACTTGAAAGAGGTGTCCAAATGGCTAATGATATCGCAAGAACCCCGATGACACGGCAACAATTGATTGCCAAGCACTCAGAATTATTCCCATCTAAGTACAAACCTGTTACTAGTTCGTCCTTAGTAGATCTTTATAAGTCTACTAACTTGAAGAAATCCCTGTCTGAGTACGACCCAGAAGAGTTAGGCACTATCCTTAAGGGTCACATCACTGATGTGTTCCAGTCTTTACGTACCCAGTACCCTAATGAACCTGCGAACATCGCTGTGTTCATTCGTGAGTTAGTAACATTAGGAGCGCTGAAGGTATGATTAATGTAATCTCATGGAACAACGGAGAGTCAGCCAAGGCTATTAGTTCTCTGGTCAGTAATGGTAAGTTACTCCGTAAGAACACAGCACCTGTACCACGTAACAGCCAAGGTGTTATTAACTTCGGTTGCTCTGAAATCACTCGTGATACAAGAGATGTACTGGTACTTAACCGTCCAGAAGCTGTAGCTATTGCTTGCTCTAAGCTCAGGACATTCGAGACTATAGCTGCTAGGTATCCATCAGCTGTTCCTTGGTTCACAACTGACAGTGACCAAGCTGTACTGAAAGCTATCATAGAAGACACACCTATCGTGTGTCGGACTATTGATCGTGGACATGGCGGTGCTGGTATTATTGTCAAGACACCCGAAGAAATACAGGCTGACGGTAACTTACCAAGAGCTGCTGTGTACGTGAAAGCTATTAAGAAGCGTAGGGAGTACAGAGTACACTGTTCTATTACGAATGATCGGGGCTTCCGTGTGATAGATGTACAGCGTAAGGTTCGACGTGCTGATGTTCAAGATGGGGGTGTTAACGGTTCAGATCGTCCGTTCATTTGGAACCATGATAACGATTTCGTATTCCAACGGGAAGGTGTGAACAGTGGAACTGTACCTACGGATGTTCTAAGGGGGGCTTGCCGTGCTATCAATGCTCTTGGGCTTGACTTCGCTGCTATTGATATCGTAGTTGAACAACGTACAGGTAACTGTTATGTACTAGAGGTGAACACATCTCCGGGTATGGAGGGTACGACATTAGAACGGTATCAGATGTTCTTTAACCACCGCTTTAATGGTACACCTTTTGTTCGTTGGGATGGTGATAGTACTGAGGAGCAAGATGATGGGTCTGAAGATTAATCCAGAGATACAGATACAGTACTCATCGGTGCTTGAGGTTCAGGTAGTTCTTGATATAGCTACTAAACTGATGGGTTATTTACTAGATAGGGATTTCCGTTCTCATTTCATGGAGCCAACTATATCAGCTCACTGTAACTCAAGAAGCGTACGAATAAGACTTCGAGACGGTGATATCCAGTTAGTACATCAACCGGATTACCGAGGAATCAAGCTTAACTTCCAGCAGTTCATTGAATACGCTGCTAAACAATAGGAGATACTTTATTGAGTAAAGTCTGCGTAGAGAAACTACCACATAAGTGCGGGTCTAAGCGTGGCCTGCAAGTATTCCAGCAAGAGGATGGTACGTTCAACGCTTTTTGTTTCAGCTGTGGTACGTACGAACCAGATCCTTACGGTGAGTCAGGTTCATCACCACCAGTTAAGAAGCTCAGGGTTAAGACTCCAGAGGAAGTACAAGCTGAGCTTCAAGAGATACAAGAGTACCCTATCTTAGCTCGCGAGGAACGCTGTATATCCCTTAAGGTTATGCAGCACTTCGGTGTCAGAACCAGTATGTCTGAGTACCAAGCGAACACACCTGTTGCTTGTTGGTATCCGTACTATACAGGTGACAAGCTGTCAGCCTTTAAGTGTAAGACGTTCGACAAGATTATGTTCAGCAAAGGGGACATGCGTTCAGCTGATATGTTCGGATGGCACAAGGTGTACGGTGCTAATAAGTACAAGCTGTTCATTACTGAGGGTGAGGACGATGCTATGGCGTTATTCAGAGTCCTTGTTAAGAACTGGAAGTACGACTCGTACCCTGCTGTAGTCTCGCTTAAGAACGGCAGTAAGTCAGCTGGTTCGTGTATCAGCAAGCACCTTCAGGACATAGAACGTATGTTCAAAGAGGTGGTACTGTGCTTCGACAATGACGCTCCGGGACGAGCAGCTGTGTCAGCTGTAGCTAAGGTACTGCCCGGTGTTAAGGTAGCTACACTCCCACTCAAGGACGCTAATGACATGCTCATGGCAGGTCGTGAGAAGGAGTTGTTCCAAGCTGTGATGTACGAAGCAGCACCGAAGGTGTCAGGTTCTACTTATAACTCAGGTGAGATATGGCACCTAGCTGACGAGGTAGTGGAGCAGGGTCTTGACTGGCCTTGGCCTAGTATGACTGAGGTGACACGAGGTGCTCGCTTCGGTGAGGTTAGTTACTTCGGTGCTGGTGTCAAGATGGGTTGAGTAAAGCCCATGTAAAACTGTGTGAATTCAGGGGAACTCCAGAACGGACAATCCTGAGCGAAGCTCTCAATCTGCTCTTACATAAGGAGTGGATATGTACATATACAAAGCTGTTAAAGATTATCCGAACTATCTTGTTCGAGATGATGGTGTTATTATTGGTGCTCGTGGTAAACCTCTGAAGTATGATTACAATCGTACAGGTTATGCTCGCGTGTCTCTCTGTAGAGATGGTGAGATTAAACGTAAGTTTGTGCATAGGATTGTAGCAGAAAGTTTTCTACCTGACCCAGAAAAACCTGACGCGATAGTTAATCACCTAGACGGTGACAAGCTAAACAACAACTACATTAATCTTGAGTGGACAACACACAAGAAAAACTTACAACACGCCCTAGACACAGGGTTACGTTGTATGAAAAATAGTGTAGCAATGTCTGACGAGCAACGTGAGGAAGTGGAGTGGATGTTATCAACTGGTATGTATTCCTATCAGATGATTGCTAACACATGCCGAGTTACTTACAATGCCGTTGCGTTACTAAACCGCAGATTGAGAGAACGTGCAACGACTATCCCGAAAGGGAGTACATCACAAGCTAATGGTGATGGAAGCGCACAGCCCTCAGAAGTGAGGTGATGATATAGTCTGGTCTGCATGGGAACATGCAGCAGTTCATAAGAGAACGGGGTAGGTGTTGCGAACCTACCTGAACAATACGAAATCTGTCTTAGTTGACGAGATAGCTGCTCACTTTATAACTAAGTACGACATAGCTCCGTTCCTTGTTAAGCCAGAAGAGCCTATGTCTGGTACACTCAGGCGATTAGCTGGTAAGGCTATAGGCAAAGTATTCTGGGATCCTAAGATACCGTACACCAAGGAAGAGTTCCAAGAGGGTAAGGACTTAATAGGTAACAGGGCGTACATCTATGACTGCTACCAAGGTACAGACTGGGAGCAGGTCAAGCGAGAGATACGTGTGTACTCTAGCTTCGAGTCTAAGGGTCTGGTTATCCTTGACCCGTTAACATGCTTTACTGTAGGTATGTCAATGGGTGAACAGAACGAGAAGCTTGTGTCTATAGCTTCAGAGTTCGCAGCTTTAGCTAAGGAGCTTAACTTCATTGGTGTTATCTTCTGTCACCTGAATAGACCGGACTCTGGCGCTCCCCATGAACGTGGTGGTAAGGTACTGTCGGTACAGTTCGCTGGATCTCGTGCCATGATGAGGTTCTGTCATTCACTCTGGGGGTTAGAAGGGAATAAAGACCCTGACTTACCAGAGGAGGAACGTAATACTAGGTTCCTTGTACTACTTGAGGATAGGAACTTCGGGGAGTCTATCCGTATCCCTATGTTCTATAACAAACAGACTGGTAAGTTAACTGAGTTAACACCAAGGGTTGGAGGTGATTGATGGATCTAGCAAATCACACCTTACTAGCAAGGATTGAGGAGCTAGAAGCTCAGGTGTCTTATCTGTTACGTGACTCGGATGATACAGGTAGTGTGTTGAACAGAAGAGTTAGTATAGAGAACCACCTAGCTTTATGCTATCAAGGTAAGCTAAGGCTACCATCCAAGGAAGATTGTAAGGTCTTAGCTTTACGTCTAGGTACTCCACGTAAGTACTGGAACGATTACCTAGTTAACTACAAGTTCACTGATGAGGAGCTACATTGATGGATGAATTAGAGTATATGAAGCAGTTAGTACGTGAGTACTTAGATCTTAATAATCCAGAAGGTCTTCAAGAAATGAGTTACCCTGAATATGAAACTGCGTACCTTCGTATGAATGAAATCGAAGAAGAACTAAAAGAGTTAAGTGGTTATGAAGATTAGTATTAAAGAAACAAAAGCAAAGACAGTATTCGGACAGCTAGATGTAGGTGATGTGTTCTTATACAAAAGTTCGCTGTGGTTGAAGACTCCTTTTAATACTCCGTCAGCATTCGCTGTTGGGTCTAAGTTCACAACGCAAGTACCTGATCACCAAGAAGTACAGAAGGTTATCTCAATCCAAGCAGAGGTGTAGTATGAAAGTTTATGTAGTTGTCTACAGCGATGATGATGGGAATCGGTACTACGTACGAGTGTTCAAGAATAAACGAGAAGCTGACGATATGATTGAAGCTCTCGATCGTTTACCTAATAGTTACTTCGTACTGGAGGAAGAGATCTGATGCTATCTGAAGCTGACTTTAACCACTTGTACAAAACAGGGTACGCTAGAGCTTGCAGTATCTTCCGTAAGCAAGGGCTTGAACCTGACCAGTGTGACGACTGTGCCCAAGACATGTACGAGAGAATGTGGCGTTACCGTCACCAGTGCACTGAGACTTACACACCGCTTAACTTCTGGTACTTGAACTTACGCCATGCTATAGTGAACATAGTACCAGCTTACAAGCGTGAAGGTACGTACATCTTAACGAACTCTGATGCACTGGAGTTCTTACAAGATCATTACCCTGACCCTGATGACCCTGAGTTACAGCTTATGCTTGAGTCTTTCCTTGAGACTTTACCTACGGAGTTATCTCAAGACATACTAGCTAAGTACAACTCAGTTACACAGCAGGACGCTTACGAATTACTTGACTCTCTTGGCTTACGGCCTGCTGGCAAGGAGTCTAAAGCTTACATGATGCGTATCAAACGGTTAAAGGAAGACCCTGATGTTCTTCGTATGATACAGGAATTCACTGGGAGGTAAGTATGTTTGGTTACTCTGTAGATATAAGTTCTTATTGTACTCACTCACACCACTCTGAAGAAGAGTATGGAGATTGGAGTTCGTCATACGACAACACATTCCTAAAGGTCGCGAAGACGGATATCCACCCAGATGTAGTCTCTGTACTGGACATTGGGAGTGGAGAGAACTGCTTTGTTGTATGGGCTGAATGGGGTAGCGGAGACTCCTTTGGACATGCAGACTCTAGTAATGTGGAAGCGCTTGCTATATTCACAAATGAGGGTGTAGCTCAAGAGTTTGTGAGGATATTGGATGAAGGAAGTGAGTACACTCACGAGTTTAGTACATCAGATGGTCAGCATCATAGGGTGCATAAGGGCTGGGTTGGGCACTTTGAAACACTTGATGGTATTCACATAGAGAGTTGTGTTATGAATAAGGAGTAAACTATGATCGTCTTTGACTTAGAGACAGATGGTTTACTCGATACCGTCAGCACTGTATGGTGCGGTGTGTTCCAGAACCTGAAGACTAACGAAGTCAAAGAGTTCAGGCCACACCAGATACAAGAGATGCTTGAGTACATGGATACCTGCCCTGTACTCATAGGGCATAACGTACTGAACTTTGACTTCCCTGTACTAGAAAAGCTGTACGGCTACGAGTACAAAGGGAAGAAGATCGACACTGTTATCATGTCCCGTCTACTATTCCCTAACAGACAGTTACCTAAACAACTGGTGATAGACTACCAAGCTAAGAGGGCTGAGGGGTACAGTGTAAGGATGCCGGGGCCGCACTCTGTTGCATCTTGGGGTTACACCTTGGGACAGGGCAAGGTAGACTACGATGCTTGGGACAGCTTCGATGAAGGTATGATGGTACGATGTATCACTGACGTACAGATACAGTGTATGATATTCAAGCATCTTAGGGAACGAACCAAGCAACTGAACTGGCCTACTGAATCTCTTGAAGTTACGTTCAAGTGCTTCGAGATACTAAGTAAAATGGAGCAGTACGGTTGGCTGATTGACCAGCCTTTGTTACACCGCAGTATGTCTTTACTTACACACTGGATTAACAGGATAGACAGGATAGTTCATCCGTTACTTCCGAACATCGTAGAGGTACAAGAGTCTAAGTCCAGTGGCATGTACAACTGGGTACGTAAACCTTTCTTAGCATCAGGTAAGTACGCTGCTATCACACTCAGAACTTTCCCTGAGCTAGATGGTGTAGATTCTAAGGATGGTTTAGTACAAGGCCCGTTCAGCAGGGTATCCTTCAGACGTGTTAACTTAGACTCACGGAATGAAGCTGTCGATTACCTATTAAGCATAGGGTGGCAGCCTAAAGAGTTTAACTATAAGACAGATGACAACGGACGAGTAATCAAGGATCACCAAGGAAACCCAATCACCACATCACCGAAGATGAATTACAAGGATCCATTTAACGGCGTGGAAGGGTTGGTAGGTCAGCTTATAGTTAAGCGTGTACAGTGCAGGCAGCGTAGGTCTACACTGGAAGGGTACGCTGATAACATCAGGGCAGATGGCAGAATATCCCAGCGTATCACAGGTATCGCTACCACTGGACGATTAACGCACTCAGGCATAGTAAATGTACCCGGTGCTAGATCGTTCTTTGGTAAGCGTATGCGTTCATTGTTCATAGCTAAGCCCGGCTACAAGATCGTAGGTACTGATGCTGTGTCTTGTCAGGACAGATGTTTAGCGGCTAGGGCTAACAGCCAAGAGTTCACAGACATGCTACTTAATGGCGACAAGTCTAAGGGAACAGATGGCCACAGTCTTAACCGTGACGCTATCAACAAGAAGTTCGCTGCTGCTAAGTTAGAGTACAAGGTAGATAGGGATATAGGTAAGAACTTAAATTATGCAGCCAAGTTCGGTGCGTCTGATAAGAAGCTTGCCACCACTGCTAACGTACCTGACAAGTACGGTGCCTTAATACGGGAGGCTTTAGAAGAAGTATCTCAAGCTCAGACTATCTTAGTTGAGAATCTAACTAAAGAATGGAGAGCTACTGCTCAAGTCAAGCAAGGTCAGTTCGGAAGACCAGAGTTCTATAATGGATTTATTCGTGGCTTGGATGGACGACCCATCTTTATTGAGCACGAACATACTATCCTTGTGTTCATGCTTCAGTCAGACGAAGCGATATGCATGCAGTACGCTAAGGTGTTGCTGTATGATAGGCTTGTAAGTCTAGGTTGGAAGTGGGGAGAGCACTTCGCCTTTGTAGCTAATGTGCATGACGAGTACAGCGCAGAAGTTCGGGAAGATCTAGCAGAGCAGTACGCTACACTAGCTGCTAAAGCTATTGAGGTAGCATCTAAGAGGTTGAGGATGTCTGTACTACAACAGGGAGAATCAGCTATTGGTAACAACTGGTACGATGTTCACTAACATGAAAGGAAGAACTAATGTTCGTAGAAGTAAAAGGTAAAGATAAACAAGGCAATGATATCACGAAGCAAGTAAACTTATTGAACGCTTCTATCATCCATGACATTAACCCAGACGACCCTGATAACAAGGGTAAGTTCAACTCAGTTATCTATATGCAGAACGGGTACGCTGCTTACAGCATGTGCTCAGCAGCTCAGCTAGTGCAAGCTGTACAAGGTAACGTAGTCCCAGAGCAAGCTATCATTCAACAACAGAACGAGGTGCAATAATGTTATCCTTAGAAACAAAAAAGAAATTCATAAAAGGCCTTAACGTAGCTGGTACAATTGCTGGTCTTATCTCACTACTAATTGCTTGCTTTGGTTACAATAGTTCTGAGCCGCAAGCTACATTCTATTTAGTACTGGGTCTGTACCTTTCCACAGTAAAACTTGAATTAACAGAAGGTAAATAACACATGCCATTGAACGTGAACTCAGCAAAGAAATCATCAGCTCCTAAGAAAGCTGGCCCTGTCCCATTGGATGGTGTCCAGTTAGGTGTCTTAGTCCAAGTAGTAGACCTAGGTGTACAGCCCGGTGGTGAGTACCAAGGTGAGAAGAAGCCTGACTGCCAGCAGATCCGGTTAACGTACGAACTACCTAACGATGTACATGACTTCGACGGTGAAGAGAAGCCTCTGTTAATCTCTGAGACTTTTAACTTCTCATCTCATGAGCTAAGCACCTGTATCAAGCGTATCAACAGCATTGATCCCGGCCTTAAGATCTCAGGTGGGGACTTCGGTAAGTTAGTAGGTACACCTGTGATGATTCAGATTACACACCGAGCAGGTAAAGGCAAGCACGACGGTCGTGTATTCGCTAACGTAGCCTCTGTCTCCCCACTGATGCGTGGGATGACAGGCCCAGACGATACTTATAATCCTAAGTACTCGTACTCACCTGATGAGCACGATGAAGAAGTCTGGGAAAAGATACCAGAGTTCCTACAGACTATCATCAATAACCGTTTAGACAAACGGACAAGCTCTCCAGCAGCTTCTAAGCCTGCACCTAAGCCTACCCCACAGGCTGTACCTCAAGAGCCAGCAGAGAGCGATACAGGCGCTTCTGGTGATGATTGGTAATGCTGCCTAAACCTACTAAGATATGCTATGACCTAGATCTTTGGAGTTACGACATAGCCTTTGCAGCTCAACCAAAGGGTGGCGAACTGCTACCCTTTAGTTACTGCATTAGCTTGGTTGACACTCGATTTAAGGAGATCAGTGACAAGCTAGGTATCAAAGAGTTCTATGGATACCTGACAGGTAAAGGGAACTTCAGAGAACAGTTAGCTGTGTCTGATGTGTACAAAGGTAACAGGTCACAACCTAAGCCAGAGTACTACCAGTACGTACGGGATTACTTAATTAATCAGTACGGTGCTGTTGTAGTTAACGGTATCGAAGCTGATGATGCTATAGCTATCGACATGACTAAAGACCAAGGGGTTGTATGCTGTTCGAGAGACAAAGATCTACGTCAGGTACAGGGATGGCACTACGGATACAGTGTAGGAAAGCAACCGGAGTTCCCACTTACGTATGTGGACTTCATCGGAGAACTGAGCATCTCCGAAAAGAGTTCAAAGCTTGTGGGAACTGGTCTAAAGTTCTTCTTCAGTCAAGTACTGACAGGAGATACAACGGATAACTACAAGGGTGCTAAGGGTAAAGGTGGTAAGTTCGCTTATAATCTATTGAATGAACTGACTGACCCTGATGAGATGTACTTAAGTACTCTGTTAGTGTTCCAAGATCTGTACGGAGAAGTTGAAGGTACACTTAAGTTCAAGGAGCAGTGCCAGATGGCTTGGATGGTACGTCACCTGAACCCTGACGGTTCACCTGTAATTATTTCTGGAGACAGAGGATTTTATTATGACAAGAATGACGAGTGAACAATTCTCCCGACAGTGGGAGATAGCTAGACGTATCTGTAACTACAAGATACACAACTTACTTAAACCTACGATAGCTGGTGGTGCAGCTATTGACACGTATCTCAAGAGGGAGTGCAAAGACTTCGATGTGTACTTCCCTGAGTGTTTGCTAGAGCACTTCGATGTCAGTAATTTCTGTACAGCTATAGGTTTATCTGCAACATCAGAGGTGGATAGTGGAGCAGAGGTCATCAACACATCCAAAGAGTACGGTGAATGTACTCTACGTTATATCATCAAGGATGAGTTACTAGGTGCTCCTGTGCACATTGAAATCATCACGTGGAAACCTGCTACTGATAGCACTTGGCTACAAGATATAGATTCGATTAAATCATTCATAGCTAACAGTTACACACCTGATGATTTAGGTACTCAGATTATAAGTACGTTCTCAGTTAACACAAGCATGTCGTACTTCTTAGGTACGTACGATGGCAAGTTAGTGCTTCAGGTTCCTAATGGTTTGATTGGCTTTACGAGTCCACTACGTAGAGTAGAAGTGTACGACTTAACATCTGCATTGATGGACAAATCATTGGTTAAGTACGACCAGTACTGTGGGTCTCGTCCTTTCTTTTTTGATGATGAGGAGAAAGCAATGAGGTCTAAATCAATGATCAGAGACTCAACCAAACAATCATTCACTAAGCTTGGTGATTCTTTATTACGTATAGCTTCATTCCCTTACGATTACAAGGAGGGTTCACTTGAGCAAGAAGAACCAGCACCTTTCGACCGCAGAGATCCGTCAGTTAGTACTGACATCACAACGTGGAATCTGTCCGGTGTGCGAGAGGGAAATACTACCGGAGCAAGCGTGCCTAGACCACGACCACTCGACTGGGTTGATACGGTGCGTGCTCCACAGGAACTGCAACCAGCTAGAGTCGAAGCTCCGCAGCCTACTCAAGAGATTTGGAGCACAGCTTTCTCCGCAACAACTTCTGCACAACCTAGAGGTCGTATGGACGGATTCGTCGCACCTCCCCATGATCCATCCAGACCACCTCACTGGGTATAAGAAACAGGCTAAAGCTCTCCGTAAGCGTCTCAGATCAATTAAGACAGAGGCAGCAAGGGGTAGGTAAAGGGAAGAGATACAACGCCTTACAGACGAGCACAGAGCGTTTATGGAGGCAGGCTCTATGACTAAAGATGAACTGGAGAAGTACCTTGAAGACAGAAATAAAGACAGACAAGCCACTTAACATTGTGTATATTCCAGATATGCAACAGAAACCGGGAGTAGATCCTAGCTTCTTGCGTGCAGTTGGTAACTACATAGTTGCTAAGAAGCCTGACATCATCGTGAATGCTGGAGATTTCTGGGATATGCCTAGCTTATCTTCGTACGATAAAGGTAAGAAAGCATCCCATGGTAGGACTGTGTTAGCTGATATCGAAGCTGGCAAGCAAGCTATGCAGATTATGCTTGACCCTCTGTACGAACTGCAGACTAGGCAGGCACAGAACAAGAAGAAGGTGTACCAACCTAGGATGCTGTACTTAATGGGTAACCATGAGGAACGTATCCTTCGACATATAGAATCTAACCCTGAGCTAGATGGTTTCTTATCTCTTGATGACTTACAGTTAGAGTCGTACGGTTGGGAAGTAGTACCATTCCTTGACACAGCTAGTATTAACGGTGTCTTGTTCTCGCACTTCTTCTATAACCCAATGACTGGCAGACCTTTCAGTGGTAGTATAGAGAACCGATTGAACAAGATCAAGTGCTCATTCGTACAAGGTCATGTTCAAGGGTTACAGATAGGCACTACGTTCCGACCAGATGGCTCTCAACTGTGGGGTATCGTAGCTGGTTCAGGTTACGAACACGAGGAAGGGTACATAGGGCCGCAAGCTAATGACCACTGGCGTGGTATCTTGCACTTCTATAATGTCCTAGATGGAGATATGGGACACAAGACTATCGCCTTGAAGTGGCTACGTGACAATTATTTATGATTAAGAATATAATCTCTTACAAAGAAGTTTCGGAACTTTTTGATCACAACTGTGAGACAGGGGAGGTTACTTGGGCAGTTTCCAAAGGAGCTGCTAAGAAAGGGAGCCCAGCTGGTTGTCTGTCTAACGGGTATTTGTTAGTTAGATATAATGGCAAATTAGTTAGACTACACCGTGTAATTATGTCGCTTATTCTTAGAAGAGATATTCTTCAAGACGAAGTTGTAGACCATGTGAATGGTGATAAACTAGACAACTCCCGCGGTAATCTAAGGGTTGGAAGTTCTTCTCAAAATAATCAGAATCAACGGGTTCGAAAGAATAACACATCTGGGTACAAGGGCGTTTCGTGGTGCTCTCCTAGAGATACTTGGGTTGTTCACATTAGAGAGTTTGGTAAATCTATCTACGTTGGAGCTTCCAGGGATTTAAAAGAAGCTGCAAGAATGTATGATGCTGAAGCAACCCGAAGGTTTGGGGACTGGGCGTTGACTAACTCAGATCTAAATAAGGAGAATTATTTATGATACACCATCCTAAAGGCGAGATGTGCTTATCTTGTACTAAGCTCAAGGAGAACTGCTCGCACCTAGAGTTCTCCAAGATGCATGTGATAGAAAGGTATGATATGGATGGATTACTATTCGCTGAAGTAGCGTGTAACAAAAGGATACCTGTTAAGAATGTCCGTTAGTCAACAGTACAGAGAGGTGATCTCGAACACCCTAAAGAAATTCGAGGAGTTAGGTGGAGCTAAGTACTCCACCGATGCTGTTGAGTTACTCATGATGATAGCTGCACATGAATCTTTGATGGGTAAGTACTTATGTCAGGTTAATGGGCCAGCTCTTGGTCTGTACCAGATGGAACCTTTTACACATGACGATCTATACAGGACGTACATCAGTAAGAACAAAGCTATTGACTTCGCTGTTAGTAAGTTCGTACCAAGTCAGCACTCATTAACTGATAAGAGCACACACGCTGAGTTACTAGCTACTGATATACGGTACGCTACCGTTATGGCTCGTGTGTTCTTTATGAGGTTCAAGGAGCCCATCCCTTCTGACGACCTAGGTAAAGCTGAGTACGCTAAGAAATACTGGAACACAGAGCAAGGTAAGGCTACAGTTAATGACTATTACAAAGCTTATAGGAGTTTAGTATGAGCGAGAATAAAGATTTAGACAATCTTCAAGACTACATACTCAGGACGAACCAGCTACTAGAAAATATACTAGAGTGGGCTGACTTTCGAGAGAACTCAATAGAATTCATAAATAGGTTCGATACTAGTGTAGTTAAAGATTCAATAGAACATCTCGCATCTATGAAACCATTGGTAGATCTGGCTGAGATACAATCTCAGGCCATCCACGATTTTGCTGACTACCTTATAAAAATTAAAAGATACGATAGAAACGATGCCAGCACATTCAGGATAAGGATGTATGCTGATAGGGTGCTGAGGAGAGCTAACAAATGCAAGACCTAGATTTAATTAATGACTTACTATCGGAAGCATCGTACTCTTTCGATGACTTAGATATCCCTGATGTAGATATCGAGTACCAAGAAGACGATGGTAATTCTGACTGCGGCAGTGGGGCTTGCGCTATATGACGTTCAAAGATCACACTAAAGTTAAACTGTTCTGGGGTGCGTACATAGCTTTCTGGCTGTTATTAATTTGGCTGGCAGCTCGATGATCCAGAACATAGACAAGCTGAGCACACAGCACGTTAAAGCTCTAATAGATATGCGTAATGATGAGTACTCTCGTGTTCATAGCGAACTGTACCAACTACGTAGGGACTTAGATCAGTTGCACCAAGAGTTACAACTGAGACTTGACTCTTGCAAGACAGCCTCTAAATTCCAACAGCACTTAATTAATCAGGAAGCTACATGCAACTAAATGACTACCAGAAGAAAGCAGAAGAGTTCCACCAATTCAAATCAATCATGTACCCGTACTTTTCCTTACCTGAAGAGGTGGGTGAGTTCCTTGGTAAGATGGCTAAGCTTCACCGAGGTGACTTCCAACCAGATGACGAGTTCATCAAAGCCTTGCGTAAAGAGCTAGGTGACGTTCTGTGGTGCGTTGCTGCCCTAGCTAGTATCAATGGGTGGACACTTGAGCAAGTGGCTACAGAGAACGTACAGAAGCTTACAGACCGTAAGGAACGTAACGTAATCAAAGGAGCTGGTGACGAACGATGAGTGTTCAACAAGATATGACAAAGTGTGATGGTAAAGCTGATGCAGGAAAAGTTAGGTCTAGCCTACTGCACGCACAGTTCGGGGAACACCTAGAAGGTGTGGCTGGTGTTCTGACATTCGGAGCTAATAAGTACCCTAAACCTCCCTTGGATAACAGCTGGAGGGATGTACCTAACGGACAACAGAGGTACTTAGATGCTTTGTACCGACACTTGACCGCCAGGTTTAGTAGGGGTGAGAAGAACGACGCAGAGAGTGGATACGATCATGTGTACCATGTGATGTGTAACTTACTATTTCTCCTTGAACTAGAGTAAAATGTTACTAAGTGATGCTGTCTGTGTCTGTTATAGTGTAACGGTACGAGCGGTAGCGAGTACCCTACTGATATAAACTAAGTAATAAAGAAGGGAGCTGATGAGGCTCCCTTTTCTTTTATCTACTCTTCTGTCTGTAAGTTAGTTAAACCAAGAGACAGTCTAACAGCAGCTTCTAAAGCTGGCCCTACATCCTCTGCTCTAGCGTTCATTACTCTAGCGTACGACATAGTGTAATCGTTCAACACTCTTGACAGATCAGCTGCTCTCTTCTGAGCATCAGCTGACAGAGGTAACTGACCTTGACGAGCACCAGATAGAACTGGCACTCTTAAAGCTGGATTACCTACGAACTGTCTCGATGTATCCTGAAACCCTGCCTTGTAATCTACCTTAAACCTACCACCCTCGAATCTAATATCTAAATTCTTAGTGTAGTTCGGATCATGTAGCTGTAGTGAAGGAGCTATCTTCTCTCTCATCAGCGTTCTTGCTGACTCAATCCAGATATCACTAGGCTCTACACCTTCAGCAGCAGCAGCTGTCTGCACAGCCTCAGATAACTGAGGCGGGTGTACCGTCTTAGCTAGTCCTGATAACATACTAGGTAAAGCGTACGCTGAGTTCGCTACACCTCTGACCTTAGCAGGTGCAGAGATACCCTCAAGCATGTTATTAACTAGAGTTGTACCAGCATCAGCTACAACCTGTGGACTAGGTGATGTACCTAAGTCACGGATAGTATCTCCTAACATCACGTAGTTCTGCTTAACAGCTTCTGGCTTCAAGCTGTACGTACTAGCAGCTCTAGCTAAACCATCAGCTGTCTGCCTAGCTACTGTATCTCGGACTGTCTGAGTACTCGTGCCACCTGAGTAGTACTTAAGAACCTCGTTCATAGAGTTCAAAGGAACCTTCAGGGCGTTGTTAATAAGCATAGCTCTTGATACAGAGTTATTACCGGGGTCAGCAGTGAAAGATAAAGCTGAGTCCACAGATAGTCTAGATAGTTCAGTCTCACTTAACTTCAGTGGGATAGTTCCATCAAGTATCTGAATGACTGTATCTATGTTAGAGTTAATTCTATTAAGCTGATCAGCCCCTATATCAGATAAATTACCACCTGCTTGATTCAACTGAGAAGCTAACTGATTCTGTAAGCTAGTCTGTTGTAGCTTCAAGTTAGTTACTAGGTCTGAAGTTAATTGCATCCTACTGTTAGGGTTCTTCTGTACAGCAGTACTGTACCCCATTAGTGCAGCCCGTAAGCCACTCTCAGTGTCAGCAGAGAACTTCTGGTACACACTGTTAGATACGATTAACCTTTCTCTATCAGCTAGGTTCAGCTTAGAAGTCTTGAGAGCAACTTCCTGCTGCTCTCTAGTTATCATAGCTGCTTGGCCTGCATCCATCTGACCTAAGATAAGTAACTGATTCTGGTCTAGCTCCTCTGGGTTGTAGCCCTGAGCAGCAGCTAGTTCAGCACCTTTAGTCCGGTAAGACTCAAGCTGTTTAATCTGACCAGCCTCTACCTCCCGCCTGTTCTTCTCATCCTCTGCTAAGAAAGACCCACCTAACTGTTCCTTGAGCACACCGTAGTACGCCTGTCGAGTAGTCTCTGACTGGCCAACCTGTGTTTCAAGAACAACAGAGTTCAAGAACCTCTTTGCCGCGGGCCTACCCTCTGTCTCCTCTATTTCCTTGAATCTCTTTAACTGCTCAACAGCCAGTTGCGCCCCTTGTGTCTTCAGATCCTCATCTATAGCTGACTGGCTCGGCCCCTTAGGGGCACGAACCAAGCTTAAAGCGTCTGATAAGAACCCTGCAACCTGCTGCCCCGTGGTATCAACCACAGGACGCTGGATACTAGGAGCTGATAGGTTCTGAACCTGTAATGGATTACTGAAATCCGCCATACTATTCCTCTTGTTTTCTTTCTAAGAACTCTATTAGCATGTTAGCTAGCGCAGCATCTTCTGGGTGCAAGGCTGCGTACCTACGTAACTCAGCTAATGACTGCTTAGATTCTAATGTTGTAAATAACTTATCAGCATGGCTCACGAGTAAACCGTCTGGTGTGAAAGCCAGTCTCTGTGAGAATGCTTGTTTAGCAGCCTCCGCAGATTTAGGTGATCTCCCTAAAGTCAAGTCTATCACCCTGTTACCTTCAGCTATAGCTTTAGCCAGAATACCACCGTTTATCTGGTCCTTAGGGTAATCATCTAACATACCTATAGCCACGTTGTTCGCTAACTTAACGGCAGTGTTAACCTTATCCTCTTGGGCGTAGACTTTATCCAACTGACGGTAGTAGTCCTGAACAGCTGTAGGGGGTATACTAAACAGTATAGGTATCCAAGATAAGTCACTTACGTTAGCTATCTGTTTACCGTTACTGTCTTGGTACTGACCCCACTGGTAAGCAACCCAAGCCTTCTCCACATCTGATAAACCAGATAAAGACTTAGTACCTACCTCCTTCATTAGACGAAGTGCTGACTCAGACGTCTCATCTGACGTAGTTACGAAAGACTTAACTACAGCGGATATGTCCTTGAATGTTGTCCACAATGCCTGCGAGGGACCTCCTATAATGAAACCACCGTCGTTGGTGAACATCATCTCGAACATACTCTTAACAGCTCCTATAGGAGTTATCCTAGATGTCAAGTCGAAACTCTCACCGAACACACCCTCTACACCCTTGGCGGCTAGGCCGTCCATAAATAGGGTTACTAGTTCTGGGTTCATACCTTGATCCTCAGCCCAAGAACTAGCACTAACTTTCTGATCGTCTGTAAGAGCGTAAGTACCTAAACCAAACATCCCAGATATACCAGCCAGTGTTATGAATGATTGCCTCCATGAGTCTGCGTAAGGGTTAGCCCCATCAACAGATACCTTTAAGTCAGGGGACTTACCACCAGTTACTGCCTTCAGAGCTGGACTAGCAACACGAAGTGTAGGGTCAATCAAAAGATCTAATGACATACGATGTACGTGTTGGAAGAACTGGAGTTGTGCAGACAAGAAGTTCTGTTGGTAATCGAACTGGTCAGCACGGTTCTGGTTGAAGGTTAGTCTAGTAGCTAAGGATGATATCTCTTCCTTACCTCTCCTACCTACAGCGTAGTCCACACCCTTAGCCTTGATTACATCAGCTGCCGCTTGGTTCCATGCGAACAGGTTAGCCAAGTCCTGTGCCATCCTTTGAGGAACCATAGCTACCCTACCGGCTGATAAAGCAAAATTAACCGGATTGAGTTTCTTATAAAAACTCGCAGATAAAGGGTTGTGGCGACCAGCTTCTATCTTTGCACTCTCAGAAAGTGTGGCAAGGATATCGTTGCCAAAGTTCGTACTGAACATACCTGACTCTTTCATGTTCTTCATGTACAGATTGAACTTATCAGGTGTCATCCCTTTCCCGTACAACTTAGCAAGCATAGACGGAGGAAACTTATCTCCGAACCCTAGACTAATAGAAGATGCTATCGTACTTCTTAAGGTATCCTTAACGAAACTTACTGGACTCCTTGTGAACAACCACATAATACTAGAGCTGTTACCTAAGATCTGGTAGAAAAACCGAGAAGCTATAAACTTAACGGTGTTCAAAGCCTTGATTGTTTCAAATGCAGCATCAGCAGCTTTAGATGTTGACTTCAGAGCGCTTCCTAATCTGTCTGAACCCTTAACACGCAAACTATTACCCCAACTATCAAGGTGATTAAGCAGCATTGTAACATCTTTTCCAGATAAAGATCTCTCCATATTAGATATGAATCTATGGAATCTCTGAGCATCATCCACTACGCCATTCGCCTTAGCGGTGTCAGACCACTTAGCTGAGTATCCTCCGAAATCAGGGGAGAAGCCCTCGTACCCATCCATGAACTTACCGTACGTCTGACTGAATCTCTCTTTCAGCATGTCAATAGCTTCAACACCTAAGTGCCTACGAGCTTCATGTACGCCTTTGTTCAGAGCTTCCTCTGGATCTAAGACATGAGCTAAACCCTCTGGGCCTAGTAGTCTTTCACCACGCTTCCTAGCATGAGCAGGTAAGCCTGTAGTACTGCCAGTAATATCTAACCCTACCTCTAACTCACCTTCGACTGTGAGCTTACTGGTGTACTTAGCTTCGATAGCTAGGATATCAGCTTCAGTAGCTGCACCGCCTAGTTCATCTATCTCTTGTGCTACCATAGCAGCCCTAGCCTCATCAGCTTGCGCTTTGTTAGCATAAATACCAACAGCTTTACTATACGTATCATCAACACCGTTGACCTGACGAGATACTGTAGCTTCTACCTTAAACGAAGTGCCGCCTTTATGACCGTAACCAAGGAAAGCTAAAGCATCTTCACCTTTGTAGTTCACATCTATGTGCCCCTTACGGATATTCATAGGTGTATTAGTCAAAGGTTTAATGTCAGTGGTGTTAACGATAGCGTAAGTCACAGCTTTGCCATCAGTGAACTCAGCATACCTGCTTAAACCGACAACCATCTTGTTAGTATCATTATAGATACTGTCTAGCAGGTCATCTGTCAGTGGAACGTACGAGCCTGTAGTGACGTCGTACAGCTCTTTACCCCACACAGTAGTAGTATCCCCTAGGGGTGCCTGTGTTGGCTTCGTAGAGGACAGTGTAGGACGTTCTACGATAGGTTTAGCTTGTACTTGTCCGCTTAAATCCTGCAGGATGCCGTCTCTAGTATACACAGACTTGAACCCACGAACATTCAACTTGTTGTACGTAGCCACTTGACGTACCTGAGCCATAGAATCGTAGAAATCCCTAGCTCCTGTGTACGCTTTCCAAGTTCTGTTCGAGATATTAGTCCCCAGCACAGTCTCAGCTTGCCCTTTAGAAGCGAACACTATCTCCTCTGCGTCTCCATGCGCTAGCATGCGAAACCAATCTGCTTTGTCTTTACCAGAGTTCATACGAAGTATCGGAGAAAGCATGTTTCTTTGTAAGCCAGCTAGTCTAGTTGACTTCATAAAGTAACTATTCACTGTATCAAAGATATCCGTCTCTAACCTTCTTGAGAAAGACAGGAGCGAATCAGACAACATGTTACTAGGGAACAAAATTTCAGAGTTAAAGTCGTTAACGAACGCTGTGTTAGGTCGAACCTTAGCTTCTGAACGTACAAAGAATTCTAACTCACCAGTGAAGTCAGGGCTAACATCTTGAACCTGCATTAACTCTGACTGGATGCCACGAGGTTTAGCTAGTATCTCGTACGATTCGCCGAACAAGAACTTAGCTGCGTTGTCTGCTTCACCGATTGTACTGTAACCCCCATCCTTAGATGCACCGAATACAGAACGAATAAGCAAACCACCTGACTCTTCACCTAAGATCTCAGAAGCTGATGGGTGCAGAGTACCACGAGAGTTCTTAGCTACCATCTTGGAGTACTTATCAGGTACTTCAGCTAACTCACCTTCACGAAGTAAAGTTAAAGCAGAGTGGTCTAATAACTCTCTCTGGAACTGTTCGTACTTAACAGACCTATTCACCCTCTCAGAGTTCGTAGGAACGTCTGTAAGCATGTTAGGGTGTACACCAATAGGTGAGCTAGGGTCTGGTACTAATCTCTCAACCAGCTGCTCTGGAGTAACTCCTAGAGCCTGTACTGCTTTAGGGTTCGCTTGGATAGCTTTAGCTAACAGAACAGAAGCCTGCTCAGGGTTAGTCTCTTTCATGGTATCTAAGAGAGAACCAGTACCTGTCTGAACATTTACATCTGGAGTAACTTCTCTAACCATAGCTCTTGATGCTACAGCTGAGTCTTCGATAGCTGAGTTAATAACTCGGTTGATCTCTGCGATAGTACTAGGAGACCACGAAGCATTCATACTAGCTCTACCTAGTATCTTTAAGCTAGCCATCTTAGCTAACGCTGGCAACTTCTTAACTACACCTGCTATGATAGTAGCATCTAAAGTATCGAATGCATCAGCTATATTACCAAGGGTAATCTGACCTGAGTTCGCTTTACGTAACTCATCCTTGATAACATCGAACAGTTCGTTAGACCAGACAGGGTTAACTTCAGGAGCAACCTCGTCAAGAGAACTAACTACGGATTGTAGCTCCTCAAGACGTAAGTACAACTCATCAACAGTTAAGTTCGGGTCAGTTAAGTACTGAACTATCTTGTCAGCATGGGCTGACTTGAATACGTACTGGTCAAGTCCTACAGACTCACCGAAGGATTCCTGTAAGATACCTAACAACTTACCTTGGTCGTACCGGCCTGCCACAGACTGAGCTGGGTTCAATAGAGCAGTGAACCAGTCACTAACAGATGAACGCTCTAAGTCAGAGTCAGACTTCCGAGACAGCATATCGTCGATAGCTCTACGGTACATAACCTCACCAGCTACATGCTGGAAGTCACCGAAGTACTGACGCTGTTCTGGTGTTAAGTTAGAAGATACCTCTGCTACCAGCTGAGATACCTTTTCTAACGTCTTAACATCTATACTCTGTTCTTGAACTAAAGCTTGAGCATCTAGCCCAGCCTGTGGGTCAGCTTGTACACCAGTTAAAGCTTCAAGGTTCTGCCACAGAGCAGCATTAATAGAACCTACTTCTTTTCTAGTTCTCTCATCTAAGAAAGAACTTAACAAAGGAGAGGCACCAGTTGATACTAAGTCAGCTGCTACCTCTTGCATCACACCTTGAACATCCTCACCATCGCCAGCCATAGACATACTAACAAGAGTACCGAGCTCAGAAGCTTTGTGTTCTGACTTCGGTTTAGTACTAGGTTGTGCGAACTGATCAAAGAAAGTGTAGTCTTGCTCTTGACCTTCTGAGAAAAAAGAAGTACCAACCAAAGGAGCAGGCTGAGTCTGTGCTGGTACTTCTGCGGTAACTTGAGGAGTAACCTCAACCTCTGGGGCTAAGGTCTCCTGATTGATTTGAGATGACCTACGAATCTCTTCGAGAACACTTGCCTTAGTCCCTTCGAGTAAACCCATCTCATTAACGGTACGAACTAAATCGTCTTCTGTTACTTTTCCTGTAGCTAGGTCTTCTCTTAGTTGACCAACTGCGTTCTCGATAGCCATTTGTATTCCTTAACCTGTTGGAGCTTTAGGGGCCTGTAATCCACCAGCTGCGCCTGCAACTGATAAAGCTAATCCACCTACAGCTGAGTACGTACCAGCTTGTGATTGGTATCTCGCTGCTCTGCGATTGAACTGATTAATAACACCCACGCCAGTCTCAGTCTGTTGACTGAACGCTAGGTTCCCAGCTGCTGTAGCTTGTATGCCAGATAGTTGACCAGATAATCCAGATGAGTCTGCTGTACCAGATGTAATAGCACCTTGCGTAGCTGTGGCCCTAGCAATCTGTGCCTGTCTTAATTGTTCAAGCCTCTCGCGCTGCATTGACCGAGCCTCTATCTTACCTTGAACTTGGTTAGCTCGCTCTTGAGCACGCCTAGCTTTGTTACCTTGGACGATACCTCCAACGGTAGCAACAGCAGATACGCCCACAGCAACAGCAGCTGTAACTGCGAAACTCATAGAACCTCCAGTAATCTTTTATCGTTGTAATCTGTAGTCACTAAAGCATCTACCGTCTTCTGTACATCATCTTCAATAGAAGGATGGAACGTAGTCCATGTGGTATCCTCAAGAGCGTACACAGCTCTCTTAGCACCAGCAGGAGAGATGAACGTAACAGGGGCTACGAATTCATCAGCGCCGAACTCGGTGACTACACGAACCCTGCCCTCGGTTATCACGTTAATGCACTCATGTAAGTGTATCTTACCTACGACACATACACCCTCTGGTATAAAGATCTCTCTCCCGTACACACCATTAGCGAAGTAATGCCACACGGGTAACTCCACTTGGTACTCTTCAGGCGTGGTCTGTAAAGCATCCTGTAGGTCAAGGATGCCAGCCTTACGGCCAGCCCTCGTATCCGGTAAGTTATTATCTACTGTAGCTGGTATCATTACATTCTTCCTTTAGCTGTGTACTGTACACTAAAACCTAACATCTCAACAGCATCTGACCCTACAGCATCGAACCTGAACTGTACAGCCTTACCTTTACCACGTAATTTGTCTTTGAACTGGACAACTGTATCCCCAGTATCAAAAGAAGATACGCCGTCATTAGCTGGTGCCCACCCTCTTGGTACAGGGTTGTATATCTGCCTTGAAGCTTCTTTAGCAGATGTCCTGAAATCCCACTGCACAGACATGTTACATGAACTAGGCCTGTCAAAGAAGTACTCACCGACACCTGTAGTAACTGTTGTCTCAGTCTTCCTGAAGAACACGTTAACTAAAGGAGCACCTTTGTTCCGTGTGTAGTTACCTAGCGTTTCGTAGTTCGTAACTAAGTACGAGCTGTATTCTTCAGCCCCGTAGTCTCTATAATCTGATACTGACTCTTGATCATTAACAGCTAAGTACCAACTGGTAGAAGGGTCGCCACCTGCGTTACCTACACGGACTACGTAGTAAGATCTCTGATCAACTGTTGAGTACACTATAGAGTCAGGTACTCTGGAAGAACTAGCTGTACTTAACTGCCAAGGATACCACCCACCCATCTCAAGATTCAGAACTAAGATCTCTCCAGTGAATCTCTTGTGGCAGTAGATAGACTTATCTTTCTCGTTATAATGCAGGAGCAGGTTCTCATTAGAGAACGACTTCCACTTAGTTCTAATTGTAGAATCAGTTAAGGAAGTTACTCTTGGGTTCCCGAAGTCATCAGTACTAATAGAGAACATAGAGTCTGAA